AACTGATCATCATAGTTACGATCTACTTCAGATGTAAAAGTTAATTCGTTTTCCAAGACCATCAACGCTTCGTTGGTGATCTTGCTAATGGTTAATAAGGTATTACTCATTTTCTCTTTTCCTTAAAAGAAATTAGGGTTTACCTGATCTTCCCTGCCTTACGAGCTGCCTTCCATGCTTGGTAAGACCCATGAAACTCACCATCTGAGCCAATAGGTGTTTCCATTGCACTTCCAGTTGCTCTTATAGGACTAAGAGGAGCAGGAGCTTTAGACTTCTGAGTAACAGGCTTACTTGTAGGCTTTTCTTCAGCAATTTCTTGCTTTTCGAATTTAGCTTCCAACTTCCCAATCTCTCTAAGCGCTTTATGAACAGGTAATGCTTGGAACTTCTCAGCTTCTTCTTCTTCTAGACTAGCTAGATGGTAAAGAATCTCAGGGCCAACATCCGATTCAATAATTGCATCTCTAACTTCGTTGCTTACAACGACTTTAGTAGATTCAACAATCTCATCAAAATCAGCTAAATTAGGCTTCGCCTTGGCTAGTTTCTCACTCCAAGTCTTTAGGACTTTAGAGCGTTCTTCTTCAGCTCTGCGAACCGCTTCTTGCTGATCCCTGTCGTATAACGCTTTCTCTGCTGACCATTCCGCTAATGCCTTTGCATATTCAAAAGCATCATCAAACTGATCTGCCCTAGGTTCTGTTCCGATTGGATCTTCCACCTTTTGCTGTGGAGTGTTCCGTTCTTCATATTCCCTAAGTCTAGCTTCCAAAGCCTCTTTTTCAGCTTGTGCCTTGGCAGCGTTTTCTTCTGCCAATTTACGAGCCTTAGTAAGCTCCGAAAACCGCTTTTCGAGTTTAGGATTTTGTTTCCGTTCCTCTGTTACTTTCGCTTCAGGTTCTGATTCTTGTTCACTCTCACCTTCAGCTTCAACTATCGGCTCTGATTCAGGAGTTTCCTCAACTTCATCAGCCTCAACAGGAGCTTCCTCGGTAGCTAAACCAAGACGATTCATAGTCCATTCAGCTAAATTATCACTTGTTACTACATTTCCAGCTTGTTTTGCTTCTTGCACTTCTGCCATGAGTATTCCTCAAGATTTAACCCAATGATCCCATTGGTAGGTTTAAAACAATTCATTTTTACCACTAAAACTTATTAAAAACAATATTATTTCTTTTCAAGATGTTTGTTGAAACTAGTTTTTGGAACTTCTTTAAATTTTTTAATTTTTGTTTGTTTTCCATTAAATGCCAATAATTCTTTATGGTTATAACCAGTTGGCGAATAATCTAAAGCAACCCCATCATGCCCAAGTTTCTTTAATTTATCAGTAACTTGTTCAGAAGTTGCATCATTTGACAGTTTTAAAGCATCACGAATTACATCTCTTTTATCTGTAGAAAAACTAGGCAAACTTATTAAAAATGGATTAGCTAAATGAACTTCCGTTTCAGCAACATATTTATTTGCCCTAGCAACATTTTCATCTGTAGAAAAATAATGTCCTTTTCCAAGCCATCCTTCATCACGCTGATTGGCTTTTTTATCATCAAATTCAGGAAACTGAACATCTGTTCCATGATAGGCAATATAAGGATTGACTTTAATTTTCATTACTAAAACTTACTTATTCTTTTCTGCTAGTTTCTTCTCAATGAAATCTTTACGATTTTCAGATGTAACAATTGATCGGTTAGGACTTTCAGCTTTTTCACGCTTTTTGGCTCTTTGTTCGTAAGCCATTTTTGCTGTATCCATAGCATCTTCTTTGTCATCTCCATGATAGGAAACAGGGCCTTCTCCCATGTGTTTTCCATCTTCATAGTGATGAACTTGGTATTCTTCCCATTCTTTACTGTGTCTGACTTCAGACCTGTGGGCATCTTCACCAAATTTCTTAATTAATCTTGTTCCTAGGGTTGGGCTTGGCATTATTGGACTCCTTGTGGCATTTGTTGAGGTTGCATAGGTTGTTGCATTGGTTGAGGTTGGATTGGCTCTAAAGCTACATCTCTTTGAGGCATAGGAATATTAGTCTGTGGCGCTCCAGTTAAGGGGTTGGACTCATGCGCTATATCAGTAGCAGCTTCTTTTGCATACGCAAATTGCTCCTCATTTCTACGCTCAATCTCAGCTTCCAACTGTCTTGTATCAAGATTAGCAATAAGTAGCTTAACAATCGCATCAATTTCTGTCTTATTCTGACTTGTAATGGAGCGAGTATTTTGGTCATTGACCTTAACTTCTGCCATTGTTTGAGTGTTATAAGCTCTAGCAGTAGTTTCCATGAGAGTGCGCTTGGTATGAGCATCTTCTTTGGCTTGTTGCATTGTTGCGCCATATTTAATATCCATAGCCAACAATTGCTTTTCTTGTTGGAGTTGCTGAATCGTCTGTTGAGCTTGTGCCAACTGCATCTGAACTTGAGGAGGAACATCTGATTTCTCGTCAATCTGAGCTAATGGATTGGATGCTGCAAGTCTGTCGGCAATGATTTCAGCGCCTGGGAAATCCATATTTCTGAAGATTAGATCACCAGCAGTCTGCATAAGGTTAGGATCGGCAGCGAGTAAAGTCATCATGTTTTCGACAGCTTCTGTTCTCTTGGTTGAGAAACCTGGTCCTGTATCCATAACCACATCATAGCGACCAACAGATACATCATTAAGGATCTTTTCGACACCTTGCTCATCCGTTACTCGTTGATTGAGCGTAACAATTTCAGGCTTTTCATCAGCTCCGATAATCCGCATGACACGCTCTGTATCGTAAATCTGAGGAATTAAATCAAGAATAATGCGACCACAATAGGCAATAGAGCGAGTCAGATTGTCGTAATAATGGAAGTTCACCATATCAACTTGCTGTTGCTGACCAGCTAAAGCCTTACCTGAAATGTTTCCTTGTGGGAGCTGACTAGGATCATAGATGCCTACAACAGTCATTAAGTCGTTAGACATTCCTTGAGTTGCTGTAACGATTCCAGCAGGAGGAGGCTCAGGTTGTAAGCGAGTAGGAGTTGGAGCAATTCTGCCTTCTGTGTCTGTTTGCTTATAACGCAATACAGGCATAGCCTTAATATTGGCTTGATTCCATTCTTGCTCATGTCCTTCGTCTTGACCTTCAGCAAGTAACCATTTCGCTTTAGGAGCTAAAGCGACAGATTCTGTCAGAGCTGTAGTCCAGTAGTTATACATACGCTGTGGATCTTTTGCCATTCTGACCAATCCAAACTTCTTGTGCTTGGCATCAATAATGCAAGATTGACCATATACAGGAATAATTGGAATGTATTTACCAGCCCAATCTCCTTCTTCAAGCACTTGCATAGCTGTTACTTTGCACCATTTGATTTGCTTCTTGTAGGTATCTCGCTTTTCAATAATGGTAATTCCAGCATCTGCTAGAGCTTGTTCGCTAGGCATTTCGTCTTGATAAACGCTTGTTCCATCTGACAAAAGAACTAACTTGGTAGGAGTCTTGACTGTGTAGAAGTATTCAGCAATCCGAACATCTTCTTTAGTTACCCATTCTGCATCCGAATCACCAGTTCCTCGGCTAGTAAAGCCTTGACCATCATCCTTATCAGGATACATAGCTTTAAAAGTCTTTTTACTAACGACAGTCGTAATCAAGCAACGCTCTGCATCCGATCCATCAGGTAACTGAGAGTTGGGATCAAAATAGACTGTAAAAGGATTGTCGATTGGTCTGATGTAGATTTCCTGTTCAAAAGAATCATCAGAGATATAGTCGGTCATTACTCGGAAGTAACCCCAACCCATCTTAACTGCATATTCAACTGCCGTATCGTATGCGACATCAGCAGAAGATTGATATTCAATGTGTCGGCAAACTCCACTAAGAATCTCAGCTAGTTTGGCATCTGCCTCGTTATTCATGCCTTGGACTTTAATCCGAGGTCTTTGCTGTCTGATTTGGTTACAGATTTGACGAACATAGGCATCTACCTTATTAATCGTCAAGCAAGGTCTAGACTCTAAAACTCGGCTATTTTGCACATCTACTGGCCATTGATCTCCAGCGCAAAACCTCACATCATCAAGAGCTTCAGCTCGATTGTTAGAGTCGGTATCGTTACAAAGGTTTAGAAACTTTTTAGCTTCATTAATACGACTATCTTCGCTTGAATCTTGATCTTGATAATCTGCCATATCTATCCCATCCAACTCCCCATAGGAGCATAAGTTTGTTTAACTGGTTGCCTTTTCTTAGGCTCATTCACCATTAATCCTATATACCGCCAAGCATCTGCGCCATGAGAATAGATGTCATGCAAAGGCTTTTGACTAAAAGTTCCATGCTCATCAACATCATAGCGATAATGTCTTAAACAGTTTAAACCTTCTTCTGTATTTTTTCTATCAAAATAACATCTTGGGAATATTGTTCTTGCTGCGTTAATTGAGTCTGCAACTGGAACTCGATCAAGGATCTGAACCTTTAATCCTGTCGCTCTGACAATTTCCTCAATTGACTTTCCTGTTCCTAATGACTTGGCAGCTCCATCATGGGGTAGCCAAATAGTGTCGTAAATGTATCCAAATGTTTGCATTAGGCTTAGATAATGCTGAATAGTCTTTTGGTTATCCTCAAAATATCTCAGCACTCTGATGTCAAATCCAACATATTGAATAATCCAACAAGCCGTATTGTCTGCCCAACCGAGGTCAAAGACCGCATGACAAGGCTTAGAAGGATCGTAAGGAACATTGGTAATTCGGTTCTCAAGCTCGGCTTGTTCCATTTCTTTACCAAAGATAGCTCCATCAACTGTGTTTCTTGTAGCGCCTTCCCACACATTGTTATAGGCAGATAAATCCCTAGATTTAAGCGATAAGCGTTCTAGATTAAGGGTTTCAGGAAACCAAGGATTGTCATTCCAATTTACTTTTACGACTACAGAGCTTTCAGGAGGACTCTCCACAAAGCGCTTCCAAGTGTCATCAGTCGGCAACTCAGGATTAAAGCTGACCCATATCTCAGAGTCTTGCTTACGGATCGTTGGGATCAGCACATTCCAACTGTTAGCCGATACAGACTGAGCCTCCTCAACCCATGCAATATCAATACCTTCAATGGATTTGATGTTATTGGTATTGTTTTTGATGCCAGCAAATATGAACTCAGTTCCGTTGATGCCTCGGATAGTGGTCTGAGTAATCTCATAGAAAGATTCCATGTTCAGCTCATAGATTTGATCTGACAAGAGCTTATGAACCGAATCCTTAATACTGGTCTGAAATTCCCTAGCGCAAAGGATACGCATAGGTTGTTTAGTGCCTTTGGCTAATAGCGCTCTAGCAAAGCACCATGACTTAGCACCTCCTCGACCACCATAAAATATGCGATACCTAACCTTTACAGGTTGAAAGAGTGCCTCAAATTTCTTAGGAAACCTTATCCTAGAAACCGCATCCTTAATCTTCTGATCGGATTGGTTCAACAAAGGTTATCTCCACACCTTTTAGCAATGGAGCGCCTTCAGCTCCAGTTAGCTCTTGCTTGATACGCTCCGAATACTTCTTTGGGAATCTTGCTGCCATTGATCTAGACCAAAGACCAACATTCAAACGATCCCCATCCTTATGCTCTACAAGGTAGGCTTGAGCGTGTTCTTCCCACCAAATCATCTCTCTGACTTTGGCTTCCTCCAAGGCATGAAAAAATTCTTCATGTTCATCTCGCCAATTGCACAAAGTCCTGTAAGTAATGCCCAATGCACCTGAAATCTGTTCTAGGGATTTACCCTTAGTTCCAAGCTCGATAGCCTTCTGACAATAGGAAGGATCGTATTGCGTTGGTCTGCCTACAGGATTTGCTAATTCAGTCATTTTTATTGCTCAGTAGTCTTTTCCGTATTCTCTACCAATTCTTGAGCTTTTGCATCAGCTTCCGCTTGCATGATTGCATGAGCTTGAGGAATAGCTTGAATTTTGATCTTCTCAATGACAGGAGCAACCAAAGAGTATTCCCCTTTAGATAATGCAGCCAAGATAAATTCTACTTCTTTGATTTCTAAGTCTTTTATCGTAATGCTCATTTTTTTCCTTTACTTGGTTTTTTGCTTGCTTCACGCTTTACAGAGTAAGCAATTGCAAGTGCTTGAGCCTTTGGCTTTCCAGCTTTCAGCTCGGTTTTAAGGTTGGTTTCAAATGCTTTGGTTGAGGATGATTTTTTGAGAGGCATTTAGCAGTTCCAGTTCTTTAGTGATGCTTTAGCTCTTTCGGCAGGCCCTTTAGCTTTTCTGACAACTCCTTCCATCCTTGCACAAAAAGAGGCTTTTCTACCCTTGTCTTTTTCTGTCTTAGGATTTGGTGCAGGAGGCTTTAGATTGGCATTGTTCTTAGCGTTGTATTCAGCTCGACCCTTAGCTGTCATTCCAGCTCCTTTATCTGTAGGATTGTAGGTCTTGTCTTTTCCTGTCGTTTTACGAGGAATTGGTTTGTCATGTTTTTTGGTTGCCATATTATTTCTTCTTTGCTGTTTTAGCTGCTGCCTTAAAAGCTGCTGCAGTTGGAGCGCCTTTAGTTCCTACTTTACGCATCCTTTCTACTGGTTTACCTTCCGCTTTCTGTTTTGCGATCCGTTCTTGCTTCGCATGGATATTTGAATACAAGCCAGTTTTAGCCATTTCCTGATCCTTTCTTCTATGTTGCTTCCAAATTTGGTCAAAGATAACCGATACGACAACTCCAAAAGCTAATATTGCAATAATCTCAAGCATGAGCTTCCTCCTGTATAAAACAGACATCTTGCCAACTCATTACTAAATAACGCTCACCATCTTCTGTGTATTCAAAGTATTTCAGATATTCGTCAGTTCCCATAGTTCCATAACGAACAAAATCACCTACTGATACAGGCATTTCTTGTCTGCGACCCTTTATGAGCTTACCTTCGCCAACTGCTACGACAGTTCCCATATTAGGTTGCTCAGACATTACGACTTCAATAATGGAGCTTTTAAGCCTTTCTTGAGGCTTTACAACGATCTTATCGCCAAGAGGTTTAAGTTTCATCTTTAACCTTTCTTGGTCTGCCTTTTGGTTTAGGAGCTACAAAGGAAGCATCTTCCATGAGCTTTTTGCGCTTTTCGATTGCGACAATCTCAATGTCTTGAACCATTGTTTCAAAGACAGGATTAGGAGGAACAATGACGAATTCGCCACACCATTCCGAACCATGTCGGTTTTGGTATGTTGGGTATCGTCTGCATAAACCCATAAAATCATTTTCTTGGAATAGAAAATATATACAGGAATTACATCCATCTTTAGAATTTAAATCAGCCATTCAACATCTCCGATTTGTTGCTTGGTTAGAGATCCCCTAGAACCTTCACGCTAGGGGATTTCGCTTTTTAGCAGCCACGCTTATGAGTGTAGCAAATGCCTGAAGTGCGACCTGTATTAAAGAGCTTGTCGCTACCAACAGCATCTTTCATTCCCATGCCTACACCACCATCTTTTTTACCCATGCGCTCACCAGTTTTATCAGATGAAGTTGCGCCAGCAGGAGCTTTAGCACCTGTTACTGAAGGAATACCCTTCATAGAATCCATTTTGCCCATGTTTTTTCTCCTATAGAAATGGGATTAGAGGCTTTATTTTCGCTTAACTACAATGGTTGTCAAGCATTTTAACTAAGCGTATTGCACCATCAACATCATTAATTCTAACGACAGTTGATCCTCTCCAGTTCATCATAAACAATTCTTGAGCTGATGTGTATTTTGCTTTTGCATCTGCTTTGATCTCAACCAAGCAAGTAACTTTATTCTTTCCAACTACTAAATCAGGAAAGCCACCAGCGACTCTGCTTGAATCAAATACTGAGCAACCGAGTTGTCGTAAGGTTTTGACAATTTCTGAATGGTTACTGTCAGTTCTCTTTGCGTAACTCAAGTAGTTCCTTTGTCTTTTCTAATAAATCTTCTTCACTCATTCCCCAATATTTAGCAAAACCTTTGTGTCCTAAGCTATGCACCGAATTATCTCCAAGCCTGTGATGCCACATACATAGTGGAATCGCCTCTGAGTTGCTACGCTTTTGACCAAAGCGCCTTATGTGATGGATCTCAACTGGTGAGTCATCCACATTTCTTATGTCGTTTTGTCTGCATAAAATACATCCAAGTCTAGCGAGTTGAGCGTATTTTTCTTTTTCAGCTTTGGTCATTAGAAAGGTTCTGTTAAATCCACAAATTTGAACAATTCTATCGGAACATCATAGTAAAGCTCATCCTTCGTATCATCTTTCATTTGCCATTCAGGATGATTTAAAGCCTTTTCACCTTTGATCCAATAAGCATGAGTCATGTTTTGCGTAAGCGCAAAGAACAAAGTCTTAGGCGCTTCGAGCATATGCTTTTTGCGAACAGGAACATGAATTGTGGGATAAGGACAGTTTGGATACCAAGACCTGACTTCTACTTCTGCAAAGCCTACAGCTTTACCATCTCTGTAAACAATCAGATCCGTTCCGTAAATATCAGGATTATCTCTAGCCTCTAAACCCCATTTCATCTTGATCCAATCCGTTACAGCTCTACGAGCTGGAGGATCGTATTGGTCATGCAGAATTTGGTCAAACTTTTTTATTTTCATGTGCTATGTCTTGAAGTTTAAGCGCCATTTCTACTAGATCGCTGCCAATTTGATAGGCTTTGCCTTTGTTGCCTAAAAGCATAGCCTCCTCATAATCTTTGGTTAATTTGCGTAATACTAGTAATGGAAGTGCGTAATCGTTCATATATTTCCCTGCCTCCTGTTGCTAGATAAAGTTCTCCAAATCTCAATAATTCGGATCTCATGGTTTCTTTCATTGTCAATTTGCTTAAAATTCTTGAGCGCATCAGTCCACGCTTTGACAGCTTTAGCATAAGTTTCGCTAGATTTGGCTATAGCCGTTCTTTCCGCAACTGTGCCTTCAGCAAGCAAAAAGGCATGACTCTCAGCTTGTTTTAGACCTTCCTCAAGATATTTCAGCTCTCCATACCATCTTGCATGATTCTCGTCAGACATAGACAGCTTAATCAATGCTTCCTCTATTCGATTTTCATTTAATTGATTTAAGTTCATTTCCATTCTCCTTTTTCATCAGCTCTATTTCCTTTCAACCATTGATCTTCAAAATCTCTTAAAAGTTTCACATGAAACCTATGTTTTTTTAAATACTCTCTAAAAACCTTTAAACCCCATATCCTGCGCCATTTTATGAGCTGTCTAACAGCGCATTGATGCCTGTAAGTTTCTTCTTTCATTGCAGAGCATTTTTGATTTTTTCTAAAACTTCTGCCTTTTCTTTTAAAACCAACTCAACATTAGATTGCTGAACTTTCATCAATTCTAAATATAAGTTTTTGTCAGCTTTTAATTGTGAATACAGCTCCAGCAGCTCATCACCATTTTTGACTATTTGCTTTGGATGAATGTTGTAACCGCTAAGGTCAATCGTCTTTTGACAGCGATAGTCATAGACTTGAAGCGTATTGTGCATAAGACATTCGTAAAATCGGTTTGCCATAAAAGCATAGTTTTCATGCGTATGCTCATCCTCAAAGTAAATAGAAAGCATGAAGTCTTTTAGGCGCAAACCTACAGGCTCAAACAAATCGCATTTAGACCCATCCCACACTAGCTTTTCTATAAATTTTGCTTGGATTCCAGCAGCTTGATACTTTAAATGATTCCTGCGATTTGAGCTAAGTCGATAAGAAACATGGTTGTAATCCATCATGTCTGTAATTCGGTTTTTCCTAAAAGTGCCGTAATAAAGAATTTCATCCCTAAATTCATGGTTTTTTGTCTGTTTATAGGTGTTTTCGTCAAATATTAGGGTATTGAGATTTACAGTAAACCAGTTGTTTATCCAATCATTTAAGGTCTTTTCATTGACTTTTTTACGCAAAATCCAAGGTCTGTAACCTGATCTTGGGTTGTTGCAGATCATGTCGTATTGTTTTCCGTATTTGACAGTCCATTTTCTGAGCAAAATGTTATCTTCAACATCATGGTCATTCATAAGCCAAAAGACCTTAGCTTCAGGATTGTTATCAAGAATCTCTAAATAAGCGTTGTATTTCATATAAGGAGAGGCATAAACACAGATAATCGCATCATAAGAATTGTTTACTACGCTAGGAATATGCTCCGCATGACTTATCAGATCACAGTCCAAATATTCCTTCAAAATCACAGCGTTTTTAACATGAACCATTGTGTAATTTGACTTAATCTCACGCTTTTCACAGGACTCAATAATTAAAGTTTTCATTAAAAAGGCGCATCCTCAAGCATTATTTTGGGCTTAGGTTGTCGAACATAAACATAGCTCCAACCTGATCTAAGGCTGCAAATCTCCTTAGCTTCATGCAGAGTTCTGACTTTCCGCATCAGCTCCCCCATTTCGTCATAAATGTAATATCTAAACATCACGCAACCTTTCTTTTCTTGTCCCTTTGGTCAAGAATAAATTTCTTCATCTCGAAATAGCTGTTAAAACGAGCTAGGCGAGGATCTGCGTTACATTCGACTCTGTATGCCTCCTCTATCTGTTTGTCGCTTCCTAGAGGCATTTCTGAGGCTTTCTGAGCCATTTGCTGAACCCATGAAGCCTCGAATGATCTCCATCCCTTAAAAATGATGGTTTCTAAGACATCCGATAAAGGCATTTTGGCTAATTCGGCTTCTTTGACCAATCTTGCAAGAACTCGGTCTGTTACAGGAGCTTTGAGTCGTTTCCTATAAACCAAAAAATCATTCCATAAATCAGAACTCACTCCTTCAGGAGTGGGTATAGTTTTTATATGGTTCTTGGTTCTTGGTTCTTGGTTCTTGGTTGGCATTAGGGGGTGATTAGGGAGGGGTATAGGGGGGGTATCGCTACCCTTATGCCACCTTATTGATGCGCCTTTGCGACCCCCATCTTTCATAGCTTTGTATTTGGCTATTTCCACATCAGCTCTTTTGTTATGCCAAGCATCATCCTCAAAAACAAAGAACTCATGCAAAAGACTGCCCACAATCTCAAAGCTAGACCTTACCTTACGAGCCAATTTAGCCGTATCCGTAAAAGGTTCTTCGGTTTGGTAATAAAGGTCAATCATGCGCCTGTAAGCCAAATCTTCCTCATCCGTAAGATGGGAGGTATGACTCAGATAATCCCCTATGTGAAAAGGGTAAAAATTCATCTTTACCCCTTAAAAAGATCAGGTCTGAGCATTTCCTTGGTCAGTCTGCCTTCCGATAGCTCTATGAGTGTTCTAATGTGTTTTACAGGTATTTTGCCTCGTTTAGACCATTGGTAAATTGCGTTTTCCCTTACTCCTAAAGGCTTTGCGAGGTTTGCCAATACACCAAATTCTAGTTTTAATTCGTCAAATGGTTTCATATTATCCTTTCGTAAGAAACAGACTAGATCATATACCAAAACGAAAACAAAGCATAACCCTAATACTAGGGAAACTACTTAGAAACTAATTTTATAAAAGTGTTGCAATCTGTCTTTTTGTGTATAATCGCTCCATGCAGTAAATTTTTTAACCAAGTGATGAAGGGAAAGTAAAGATGAAAAAAGAAATTCAAATTCGTGGTAATTGCCAATGCTGTGCTAGAGAGCAAGCTGTAGTTGGTGGTCTTATGTCTAAGCATGGTTACACAGTAGAGCATGGTTGGTTTCAAGGTGTTTGCTCAGGCAATCATTACCAACCTATGCAAGTTTCTAGAATAGAAACGGATCGTATTGTTTCTGAGATTCGTGCCGAAATTCCTAAGCTGTTGGCTAAAGCAGAGCAATATAAATCAGGCGCTTTAAAACTTGAGTCTGTATTAAAAAGAGTTTTAGATATTGAACTTAGAAAATGGGTTGATGTAAAAATTGCGTTTGCTGATGCCTCTTGGCTTGAGCAAAGACAAGCAGTCGATCAAATTGTTTGGACTTTAAAAAACAAAGCTCGTAGTGGAGAGCTTTTTGCTAACCAATTGGAAAACATTGCTAACAAGGTTCATGGAACACCTTTGATTGAAGTAGCCAAAAAGGAAGTAACCCCAATTTGTGTAGGTGATAAGAAATTAAGCAAGGAATCAGGTTCTGTATTTACTTGCTTCAAGGTTGATGGAGCAAGGGTTTATTGGTCTGCTACAAGAGCCTCTGATGGCAAAGAAATGCGTAGTTGGATGGGTTCACAGGCTTGGAGAAAGCTAGAAACAGCCTAAAGGTGGATAGCCCTAGAAATAGGGCTTTCTTAAATATTTAACAAAAAGTGTTGCAAAGTGTTTTATAGTGTTACAATAAAAGTTCTTAAACAAGTGTCGAAAGGAATGAAAATGTATAGCGAAATTCAAAAAAAAGCAGCAGTAGCAATTAAAAATGCCATGATTAAAAATTCAGCTTGGCATATTGGTAAGCATAAAGATGGATCACCAGCTCTAGATATTGATTCTTTATATCAAGAACTTGCTGATGCAAGAATTGGTGGTTGGCTAGGCTTAAAAGCTGTTGAGGCTTGCACTCTGTCTGATTGGAGCGCTGCTATGGAAATAGTTATTTCTCAAGAGCGCCACAAGCAACAAGATGTTGATCGTTTTGATATTACTAATCGCATTGATCGTTAATTGATGAAAGGAAATTGTATGCAAAAAGAACCTAAATTATGGGAAGTCATAGCCTCTTGGATTATGGGAGCGACTATTGGAATCTTCCTAGCTCTTGTCTATATCTACAGAACAGGAGGTTTCTAATGATGTCTAAACATGATGCTTACTACGAGCCTCAGGATTATGATGATCGCACAGACGAAATCGAGCATAGAACCTATGAGCTGATGAAAGTAGGAGCTAAATACGATTACAGAACAGCTTCAGCTATAGCAGAGGCATTGAGCGAATTAGATGTAGCAAGTGCAGATTCTCTCCAAGCCATGATTGATACTGGAGATTATGAAAAGATTGGCAGAAAAGTAATGATGATGACTTTGGATTACATGGAGCGTTTTGCCAAAGATGCAGCAGAATCAGAAATCAACGACTAAAGGAAAAGTGATGAAAACATATCAAGAAATCAAAAGAATTAATGTCAATGAGCATACAGAGAAGAAGGGTAAATTTACCTATCTCTCTTGGGCTTGGGCAGTCGATCAGCTCCTACAGCTTGATGCAACCGCTACATGGGAATACAAAGAGCCTGTTTACTTTAACGAAACTTTGATGGTTTTTTGTTCAGTAACAGCTTTTGGCAAAACCATGACAGCTCAGTTACCAGTTATGAACATGAACAAAGCTATTCCTAATCCTGATGCTTTTCAGGTCAATACCGCTATGCAACGCTGTTTAGCTAAGGCTATAGCTTTGCATGGTCTAGGTCTGTATATCTACGCTGGTGAAGATATTCCTGATGAGGAAGAAATCGATTTAACCAAGGAAACTAATTTTTGGTTAGAACAAATCAATTTATGTAAAAACATTGGAGAACTAAAAGATGCGTATAGCAAAGCCTATGCAGTTGTTTCCAAAGACAAGTCAGCAATCGCAAAGATTTCTTCTGCCAAAGATGCCAAAAAAGCAGAATTGGGAGCTTAAACCTATTTTTGATGCGATCTTAGCAAGAGAAAAGGAGGCTAGGAAAAAATGACACTTTTAATCACATTCCTAGCTCTTACTGGTCTTATTTGTTGGATCTTTATTTTGTTTGTTCTTATTTATATTTATTTGGAGAAGTGATGACTACATTTACGACTGAAGATCGTATTGCAGCGATACAGCAAGGAACTGAGGAATGGCATCAGCTCCGCTTAGGCAAAGTTACCGCCTCTAGAGTTGCTGACATATTGGCAAAGACAAAATCAGGAGCTTCAGCTAGTCGAGGAAACTATCTGATTGAGCTTGCCTTGCAACGAGTTACAAAGACCATTGAAGAATCTTATAGCAATTCAGCTATGGAATGGGGAGTTGCTACAGAGCCTCAAGCTAGAGTCGCTTATGAGGTTTCGACAGGTAACTTTGTGGATCAGATAGCTTTTGTAAATCATCCAACAATAGAAGGCTTTGGATGCTCTCCTGATGGTCTTGTTGGAAAAATTTTAAATAGTGAGCAAAATTCGCTTTTTATGACAATGGGATTGATTGAGATCAAGTGTCCTAATTCCGCTACCCATTGGAGCTATATAAAGTCTAATGAACCGCCTCAGAAATACATCATTCAGATGCAAGCTCAGATGTCAGTTACAGGAGCTAAATGGTGCGACTTTGTGAGCTTTGATCCTCGTATGCCTGAAAGAAGCCAATTGCTAATTATTCGAGTCAATCGAGATAATGAGTTTATTGCAGATATGGAAAACGAAATTAAGCAATTTTTGAATGAAGTAGAAGCAGAAGTGAATCTTATGGAGAAACGAAATGGGAATTAAATACTTTGTGAAGGCAGCAGTATCGGAATTTAAAGGTGATGATGGCACTATGAAAAAACGCTATCAATCGATAGGGGTTGTCATGGAAACCAAACATGGGTTAATGTTAAAGTTAGAATCATTGCCAATCTTTGCTATGAAAGAAGGAGCTATTCTTGCTTATTTAAATGTTCCTGAAGATAAAGAGAAGCCTAGTGGTTCTTTTAACAAAATTGAAGATGATGTTCCATTTTAAAGAGGAGAAACTATGAAAAAAGCACTTGTAGCAATAGCAGCATTTTTTGTCGTTGGTTATGTATCTGCTCAATACGCTAACTGCTGGCAACAGTATGTTTGTGGTGGTGGTGGATGCCAATGGGTAACTATTTGTCGATAGGAGGCTCTATGGAGCATATTTGGACTACGAGTGGAACAGATATAACGATTAGATGGAGGCTTGCTGGTTGGATTCCTCCATCTGAGCTTCAAGAATACAAAGACAAATGGGCTTATTGGCAAAATCTTCCGTTGCGTAAGTTGGATGATGAAGCCAAAAAACAATATGAAGCTGTTTTAAGAAAAGCTAGAGTTGCGAGGATCAAATGAACTATGAAGATGTTCCCTTTGCAGGAAAGATTCCAATTCCTGAAAACGACTGTGAACAGGCTTTTTTTGACACCTTTCCAACTTGCTTTAATCCAAATGATGCAGCAATGCAAATATGGACTTTAGCTTGGCAAACTAGCCGAATTAAGACTTTAGAAGAAGTAAGACAAATAATCCGTAACAGCTAATTATTTCTTCATGGGATGAGCCTTATTCATAGGCTCTTTCTCATGCTTCTTTAGTTCTTTGCCAAATTCATAGACAGCGTTACGCAATTTAATCATCTGCGCTTCTTCACGCTTTTCATGCTTTTTGGTTTCTTTAATCATTTCTAAGCTCCTAAAATATCCATAGCTTTATGGATCTTGTTGATTCTATCCTCTAAACCAATAATCCCACCATTTATTCTTTTGGTGATAGTAGTCCAATCCTCAGAATCAGCTAGGGCATTTAGACCCCTTTTGTTCCAAAACCAACCAGCACTAAGACTAGCGTTCTCAGGCTCTAAAACAAGCTCAGGATGCTCCGCAAATGGTCTGTCTAAGGCTAACCCACAGACTGTATAGTTTGACCTTCCTGTGAGCTGAATTAGACCCCTTCCATGAAAGCGCCAACCATCCCCATCCTCAGTATTACCTAGGTCAGCTCTGCCACCATAGACTTTATTGGCTATTTTTTCAGGATTTCGCTCAAACTGAGTTGCTATTTCTAGGCTTGGAAATCGGCTTGGCCATGTTCCCATAAGACCTTTAGCCGAATAATTTAGGTTTTCTTCTAAAGTTTTAAAGTTAGCTGATTCATGCCCACATTGACCAATAAAAGCAGCTCGTCTTGTAGGAGTGTTAATTTCGTATTTTTCAAAGGTTTTTAATAAAGGTTCAAGCCATTTGCCTTCAATTCCTAGCGCTAAAAGTTGAGATTCAATCATTTTTTCAACATTCCTTTAATTTCTTCTGTTTTGTCTTTACTGCCTTGACTAGATCCAAAGTAAAACGACAGGACTTGACCAGCAGCAGAGGTAATAAATCCAAGAGCAAAAATAATGATTTGTTGCTGATCTTGTGGAGTATTAACAAACATCAAAATAGCGATAAGGGAAAACGCTAATCCAACAACTCCCAAAGCCAACACAGGAACAACCATTTTGTCGAGCTTTGTAGCGTATTCGCTTGTAGCTACTTGAGCATAGGCTTGTCTT